CTAAAAACTATAAGTACTCTTAGTTATACACTTGCTAATGAAGATAAAGGAAAAGTTCTTTTATTTACAGATGGTGCTACTATTACAGTACCTGCATTAAGTATACCTGTAGGTTCTCAAATAGATATTATTGCTATGGGGGCTACTGCACCTTCTTTTGCAGCTGATACAGGAGTTGACTTATTTAGTAAAGGAGGAGCTGCACTTTTAGCAGCTCAATATTCAGGGGCCACTCTTATTAAAACTGGTCCTAGTGAATGGACATTAATTGGTGATATAGTATAATATGTTTAAGATAGGTTTATTTCCACACGGTCCTACTATTCCTACACAAGTAATTATAGGAAATCAAAAATGGGCTACATTTAATTTAAATGTAGATGCTTATAGAGATTTTACTCCTATTCCTTATGCAAGTAGTCAAGCAGAATGGACTACGTATAATAGTTCTAATATAGGATGTTATGCTTCTGTAAATTTTGATTCGTCAAATGATGCTTTATATGGTAAATTATATAATGGTTGGGCTATTAAAAATTTAAGCAATTTAGCTCCTAATGGTTATCATATACCTACAAATGGAGAATGGTTAGAATTAAATGCATATTTAGCTGCTAATACTTTACACGGTGGAGATTTAAAAGAAGAAGGTGCTTTACCAAGTCCTGGTGCTAGATGGAATAGTCCAAATACTTTAGCTACAAATAGTACAGGATTTACAGCTGTAGGTACAGGTAGAATTACTGGAGCTACTATAGGAACATGTGTTTTTCAAGATTTTGGTAATTTAACAAATTTTGCAATATATGATCAAGAAACAATTGATATGGGGTTAATACAATTAGATAGTCCTACTGCAAATTTTGGATATTTTCCAACTGGTAATGCTATATTTGCAGGAGTTACTGTTAGATGCCTTTCTAATGTTGGATTAGTACCAGGACAACAATTTGGTGGAGGTTACTATATACAAGATGATGGTTCAGAAGCTAAAGTAATATATCCTTCTATTTCTTATACAAATGATACATGGGTATGTGATGGTGTAATTACTGATGCAAATAATACAGATGATGGAATATCAAATATAACAGGTATTCAAAATAATCATTCTAGTTGTAGTATAGCTGTATTTAATACATATAATAATACAATGATTTTTAGATTTAAAGATTGGTATGTTCCAGCTGTGAATGAACTTTTACAAGCTTTAAATACAGGATTATTTGGAGATACTACACTTTCTTATTGGACAAGTACTGAAGATGGGAATGATCCTTTATATAGTGCTTTTAAAGTATATTATAATGGATCTGCTTGGGTTATGGCAAGTGATTTAAAAATTAATGTAAATGAATATTTATTATTTAGAAGACATACTTTATAATGAATTCTACTCTATCAAATATCCATGCTAATAAACTAGCAAAGTATAACTACAAGTATATTGATAGTAATGGAGATGTATATATAGGTACTAAAGATGGTAGATTAACTAAGTATGTTTCAACTGCTTCTACTACTACTGTAGTAGATAATACTACTACAACAAATAATACAGCTATAGTTAGTAATGAGTTTGCTTTTGCAGACTCTGCAAACTTAGATGCGTTTAGTAGATTAAGAGTAAGTAATCCTTTAATTTTATTTAATGCTCAGCTTACTTATGATTTAGCTCCTATTTTATTAGAACCTATAACAAATGGTTCAGGCGCAACTGTTGTGCATGATGCTACTAATAGATATGCATTAATGACTTTTAGTTCTACTCCATCAGGAGGTAAAGCTTATATGCAAAGTTATGAGTATCTTCCATATCAACCAGGTAGGTCACAATTAATCTTTGTAACTTTTAATATGATAGAAGGTGTTACAGATGTATTAAAGTTTGCAGGATATTCAGATGGAGCTAATGGTATAGAGTTTCAGTTAAATGGAACTACTAAACAATTTACTATTTACTCAGGTACAGGAAGTGGTAATCAAACAGTTGCTCAAACTGATTGGAACTTAGATAAATTAGATGGTACAGGATTAAGTGGTATAACACTTGATATAACTAAAGTACAGATTTTAGTTATAGATATTCAAGCATTATATGCAGGTAGAGTTAGGATAGGATTTGACTTAGACGGGGTTATTATTTATGCTCATGAGTTTCTTCATGCTAATAATATTGCACCTCCATATTTACAATCAGCTAATCTTCCTGTAAGATGTGGTATGACTTGTACTAATACAGTTAGTACAACAATGTATCTTTTATGTTCTGCTGTAATATCAGAAGGAGGTACAGAAGATATAAATGTATTTGGATATACATTTCAACAAGATACTGGCGCAATAAATGTTACTACAGGTGGTACACATATGTTAAGCCTTAGACCTAAAACTACATTTAATGGAAAAACTAATAGAACAAGAGTAGCTTACATAGATGTAGAAATTTACAATGCAGGTAATCAACCTGTACAATGGCAATTATGTTTAGGACAGGCTATTAGTGGAACTACTACATATAATAATGTTAATACTTCTTATTCAAGTTCTGAGTATAATGTATTAGGCACATTAAGTGGTAGTCCTAGTATAGTTATAGATGGTGGGTATGTAGCATCTTCAGGAGGTGCTAAAGGTGTTACTAACACAGCTATTGTATCTAGATATCCAATCACATTAAATCAAGCAGGAGCTGTTAGGTCTTTAGGAACATTAACTTTAAAAGCAACTTCTTTAAGTGGAACACAGACATGTTATGCATCAATTAAATTTAGAGAAATAAGATAATGGCAAAAAAAACTACAAGTAGTAAAACTAATACTTCTTCTTATAAAAAGAAGGCTAAGAAAAGAAGACCAGGAGTCCATAGTAAAAAGAATACAAGTGGCTTAAAAGCTTCTAAAAATTACAAAAAATCATACCGTGGTCAAGGTAAATAGATAAAATGCTATAGAGGCTTATAAAAAAGTTAATCTAACTATTGTTTAAAGATATATAGTAAAATTACTTTTGTGTGTCTTCATAGGTGAAGTTGTAAGTTGTAAAGAAAAATAAATATGAATCAAGAGACTAAATTAGATTTGTCTGTACTAGACAAAATTACAATTCCTGAAGTAGAAAGCATTGAAAGCTTTGAGGAAAAGGTAGAAAAAGAAAATAAGGAAGAGCTTGAAGAAGCAGCCTTAGAAGAGGTTGAAAGTATTGATACTTTTGACCCTAATGAAGAAGTAGAGATGGAGGAAACTTCAAGCTCTGGAAGTTCTGAAAATAATGAAGGTTCTGAAGATGGAGATTCATTGCGAGAAATTGCTAAATGGGCCCATGAACTAGGAATCTTTGATTATGATGAAAAAGACTTTCAATCCTCTGAGGATTACTTTAGAGATAAGTTCTTTGAAAAGGTAAAGAAAGAAGCATTTGAAGCTTTGCCTGATGAGATTAAATATTTAGCTGATGGGTACATGAAAGGTGTTCCATTAAATGATTTATTAAACTCTAGGGCTCGTCAAGAATCTTTTGGTGCAATTGATGATGAAGCATTAAAAGATGATGAAAGTCTTCAAGAAAATCTTGTTGGTCAATGGCTTGCACTACAAGACCATGATGCAGATGAGATTAAAGATAAAATTGAATCTTACAAAGATGGATTGTTGTTAGAAAAAGAAGCTAAAGTAGCTCTTAAAAAACTTAAGAAATATGAATCTTCTTATCAACAACAATTAGCTTATGAAGCTGAGCAAAGACAAGCAGCTGCACAACAACAGTACACTGCTCAAATTAATCAGCTTAAGAAAGATATAGAAACATCAGAAAGTTTTATTCCTGGTGTTCCTCTTCAGAAGCAAGATAAAGAAAAGTTATTTATGGCTATTACTCGTAGAGATAGAAATGGTCGTACAGAACTTGAAAATAGAATGTCTTCTAAAGAAATGCAGCTTGCAGTAGCTCAATTTGTAATGCAACTAGAAGGTAAACTAGATGCAGTAGAAAGAAAGGCTTATACTAAAGCTGCACAAAAAACTAAGAGTGTTATTAATACAGAAGACTCTAGTGTTAAAAATAAAAAAATAGATATGTCAGTTATCAAAAAGGCAATTGACCAGTCGAAAAAATCTTATAAATTCTAATTACTAACTTAAATTAAATTGTTTAAATGGCTGCAACTCAAAAATTAAATTCCTTGCAGGTTAGTTACGCTAAGTCTTGGGCTGGCCTAACTACTGAAAACCACTTATACGCTATTTACCAAAATGACGTACAATTAGCTTCAGATATTGTAACTGAAGTATTTAACCGTATGGGTTATATTGGATTGGATTCTTTCCTTTCTAAATACCCTACTAAATTGTTCGACCATGATGGTGAGTACAAGTGGATGTTAAAAGGTGATAGTCGTCGTGCTATTACTATTATGGCTTACTCTGCTACAAATTCAGCAACTCCTGGATTAGGTAAGACTACATTTGAAATTACATTAGCTGAGAAGTTCTTTGTAGCTTCTGACTATGTATCATTTGATGATGTAGATCATGGAGTACGTATTGAAGATGATGGTCGTCCTGATGGTACAAATTGGGTATATACTGTTCGTCACATGCGTGCTGATGGTGGATACTTTATTCCTACTGAATTATTACGTGCAGGTCGTAAGGTAGCTAAGTTGTATAACTCAGTTACAAACACGTTGAATGACCAATATGGTGAGACTCAATTCAGCTCAATGTTTGAAATGCGTAACCAGTTCTCTACTTTATCTAAGAAGTATGTAGTACCTGGAAATATGCAAGACCGTCCTTTGTTAATTAAGATGACAGGTTCAGAAGGAAAATCTGTAACTGTTTGGACTAAATGGCAAGAGATGGAATTCAACTTCCAATGGGCTAAGGAAAAAGCTAATCAGTTAATGTATTCTACATTAAACAGTAATGTTGATGGTACATTTACTCAGAAAGCTCCTAATGGATTCCCTATTAAGCAAGGTGCAGGTTTACGTGAGCAAATCTCTCCGACATACAAGTTCTACTATAACACTCTAACATTAGATTATTTGTTAGAAGTTATGACTAACTTGTCTATTAACATTTTACCTGAAGATGAGCGTGAATTCTTGATTCTAACAGGTGAAAGAGGAATGATTCAATTCCACAAATTAATTGAAGATAAGATTGGAGTATTAATCCCTCTTGGAGATACTGAGCGTATTAAAGGTTCAGGTCAGAACAAGACATTAGGAGGCCAATACAAGCAGTTCTTAGGACCTCAAGGTATCAAGATTACTGTAGCTCATATGCCACAGTATGATGATGCAGTATTGCACCGTATGGAGCATCCTGATGGAGGTTATACTGAGAACTATCGTATGACTATCTTCAATATTGGAACAACTAATGGTGAGCCAAACATTCAGAAAGTAGCTCCTAAAGGACGTTCAGAAATTAAATGGTATGTTCCAGGTTCAACTACACCTTTTGGTCCTCAAAATGGTGGTATGGGAGCTTCTCCTGTTGATGGATATGAAATGTATTGCCAAGCTACGCAAGGTATTATGTTGAAGAACCCATTAAGTGCTTGTGAATTAATTCCAGATATTACTTATTAATAATTTTAAATTCTAATTGTGATGGAGAAAAGTGTAGTTGAAAATACAAAAAACAATAAAGTGGAAAGTCCTCTTTCTAAAATATCAGGTAAATGGTCAGTGAAGCCTTGCAGAAAGTCTTGGCTTCACGCCATTAACCCTAACCATGATGGTAATACTATCTTCTCTGGTTCTCAGATTTGGATAGTACCAGCTAGAGCTAGGGATAATTCTGATATTGTGATAACAGGTTTATCAGAGGAAGAAAGAATTGCGTTTGAACAAGAGATGTTCGTACAACCAGGTTCATTATCACCGTATAATAGAAAGTTTTGGGCAGAGCATAGAAATGCAATTAAAATTCCTAAAGAGGGTTTAACACTTGATTGTGACAATAATGTTAAACATAAACTTTGGTATAAGATTCTTAGTGCTTCTAGTCGTGTTGCTAAAGGAAAAGAAGATTTAGCTATTAATGCAATGGCTGATGTACTTCTTACTTCAGTAGACCAAGAAGCTAAGTATGATACTGAAAAGATTAATCTTAAGACTAAAGCTTATGTTAAGTTTAGTGGAATGAGTCTAGCTGATAAAGCAAATTACTTGAAAGTATTTGATGAAGGAGCTATGAAAGTAGATAATACAACTAAGCCTGATTTAATTGATCAGACTTTAGGAAATATTGTTGAGAATCGTCCTGAAGAATTCCTTCAAACATTTGACAATCCTTATTATAAGGACTTTATCTTACTAGAAGATTTCATTAGTAATAATATAGTTATACGTAAAGGTGGTAAGTTTTTTATCAATGGTGGAGTAGAGCTAGGCACTACTAAATCAGAAGTAATCAATAGACTTAAGTCTGATGATTTTCAAGATACAAAGATTGGCCTTCTTGCAAAATTAAAAGCTGTTAAGTGATATGATAATGTCATTACAAGATATGCATGATCAGTTCTTACACTGGTTTGACAAGCAGAGTAACAACTCTGCTCCTGAAGTCACGCCTGAAGAAATTGACATTTATCTTAATAATGCACAATATCAATTCATAAAAGTTCTTGTAGAACAAGGATTAGAGAAATCTCAGGAGTGGTTGGATTATACTAAGAATATAACCAATTCTTATTCAACCACTTCTTTTTCTCCTGGAAATAAACCTAATGGTGTAAATGTACTCTTACCTACTGATTATAGTTTAGCTCTTTTAGAAGAAGTTACTATACAATATACAGATTGTGGTACAACTCAAACCAAAAGAATTCCTGTTATTCCTGTAACAAGAGATGAATATAACAAGGTTGTAGCTAATCCTTTTAAGAAACCTTGGAAGGAAGAGATTATTAGGTTAACTAGTAATGGTACATCACCTAACTATTATTTTCAATTAATAGGTTTTACTGGAGCTACTATAACTAATTACTACTTAGACTACTTAAAAGAACCCGCAAGAATTCAGTTTGGCTCAATTTACTCTGTACCTACTACAGACCAAGTATGTGAATTAGAACCTAAGGCAGCTACTAAGATAGTAGAGATAGCAGTAGAATTAGCTATGAAGACTATGGGTGACCCAAGATTACAATTAGAACAATTAGATAAACTCGTAAAACAAATTTAAAAAATGGCTTTACTTCAAAAAATAAAAACCATCTCAAGACGAATCTATCAGCTTGAAGGTGGTACTGGTAATAATCAACCAGCTCGTGCATCTGACGTTAATCCTATCATTGATTGGGTTAATAACAGATCAGATGTAAATACTGCTGCTAATGCTGTTACAGGTAGTGCAACAGCTGCTACTTTAAATACAGTTAGTGGTACTATTACTACAGCTAGTTTAACTACTGCAGCTGCATCTGCTGCTACAGTTAACTATACAGTAACTGACGCATATTGCACAGCAAATAGTACAGTATTAGTACAAATTGCTGGAGGTACTTCTACTACAGGAGTTCCTTATATATTTAAAGTTGTTCCTAGTGCAGGAAGTTTTGTAATTTCTTTTGTGAATGTACATCCTTCAGCTGCATTAAATGGAACACTAATCTTCAAATTCATAATCCTTTAATTAATTAATCTTTAAAATTTAAATCAAATGAGCGTATTAAGCGTAAAAAATCTCCAAGAAACTTTCATTGGAAAAGCTATTGCACGTACGGCTAATGTTCAAGTAACTAGTCCTGATGCATCAGCTTATATTGCAGATGGTGAGGTTGTGGTTTTAAATAGTACAGGAGCTCCTATGACTACCTCTACTACTAATACTTATGCAGCATCTCCTTGGATTCAACTTGTTCAACGTAATGGTAATAACTTAGTATTTTCTTCTAAAATCTATGGAAATAAAGTAACTAGTTATGCAGGACGTGCTGCATCAGTAGGTCAAGAACAAATGTATCTTATTGGTTACAATGGTTCAACTGGTTCTTTAGACATTACTGCAGGTCTTGACTATCAATTAACTTTAATTGAAAATCAAGATGACATGATGTGGGCTGAGCAAAAGAAAAAGAATGTAACTTCAGTTCCTAATAACTTAGTTACTTCTCAACAAGACTTAGCTAAAGCTATTGCTGAAAATGTTATGAGAAAATACATTAATGATGGTATTTCTGTAACAGCTGCTATGTTAAACTCAGGTTCAGCAGGAGCTGTAGATGGTTCTGCAAGAACTTTAAATGTAACACATGGTTCTAATGTAATTGTTTATTCAGGTGCTACTGCAAATATTACTGGCGCAGGATCTGTTGTAAGAATTGGAGCTACAGGTGGTGCAAGAACTGTTAAAATTCCTGTATACACTATTCAAGGTGCTCACCCTACTATTGCAAATGCATTTATCTTAGATCAACCTTTTGCAGGTCCTTCTAATGCAGCTTTACCTGATGCAGATCATGGCGTAGTAACAGTAGGTGCTTCTTGGGGAGTTCGTTTCACAGGTAAATACTTAACTTCTTATCGTCGTGATTTCTTCAAATTTAAGCGTACTGCATTTACTCTTCAATTAAGTGGATTTGGTGCAACTGTTATTACTAAAAGTGGTAGTACTATAGCACAAGATATGGCTTATGGTTATGGAGATGGTCGTTTAGTATTAGAAGAAGAATCATTCAGTAAAGGATTTGAAGGAGCATTAAACCGTATGAGTGTTCCATTGCCTATTGCAAATGAGACTTTCACTGCAGATGGTACTTCAACTTCTACTATTAACACTACTTTTGGAGATGCATTTACTAATGCAACTACTTATTATAACTCTATTAGCATTGAGTTTTTCTCTCAAAATAATGGAACTGTAGTAAGTTCTGCTCCTATGCCTCAGTTAATTAAAATCTTTATGCATGGTGGTGCTGATGGTACTACTAAAGCAGCTCAAGGTTCTACAGATAATACTACTAAGGCTGTTCAAACAGCATTAAATACTTGGATGGCTAGTGTACCTGGTGCATTTGCTAACTCTACAGCATTATAATATTAATCCGTATAGATTTTAGTATTCAATTGTTTGTTAAAGGGGTAGGTTTATATTTAGCCTACCCCTTTTTTAAAATATAAAAAATAAAAAATGGCTTTAGTCACAACCAATTTACAGTTAGGAATACACCTATGTCAAACAAACAATTGTAAGACATTAAAATTATCAGAAACTACAGGTGTATATAATATATCAACTAATCCTACAGGGTGGGATTCAACAGGTGCTACTAACCCTGCTGCAGCTAATGCTACAAGAGTTAGAATTACTATAGTTAGTCCTTCTGGTACATATAGTTTTGACTCTGATCCATTAGATGCTAATTACTATGCTCCATTAGTTCCATTGGGTACATATTTCCCTGATCCTACAGGAGATTTAGAATTTATGCTTACTACTTCTAACTTAGGTGGTAGTGTAGGAGATGGAATATACTCTGTAACATATAAAGTATATGGTGCATTTGGTGCTAATACTTATGAAGAAACTGTTACACAGACCTTCCTATTAACTTGCAATATTAGATGTTGCATTGATAAATTATTTCAAGTAGCTGCACAAGCAGATTGTACAGACTGCAAGAATGAAAAATTAGATAAAGCTCTAGAAGCTGAGAGTTATTTAAAAGCTGCTGAGTATGCTGCAGCTTGTGGAAAAACTAATATGGCTAATAAACATTTAGCTAAAGCACAATGGATTTGTTCAACTAAAAATTGCACTAACTGCTAATGAGTAATTGTAATAGTTCAGATATAATAAATGTACCTCAAGCTTTTAATGGAGCAGATGGTACATCAGCATATGTATATATTGCATATGCAACTACAGTAACAGCTGGAAGTCCTGATACAGTAACAGGATTTAGTAATGACGTGCCTACAGGTGCTTCAGAATGGATAGGAATTATTACAACTAACACTCCTATAACTACTCCTGTAGCTACAGACTTTGATAATCATTGGTTTAATTTTAAAGGTGCTCCAGGTTTACCAGGAGTTAATCTTGAGAATTTTAATGTAGCAGTAGGAGGTGGTCCTTTTACTACTTTAAACTTTTTAGCTGCAGGTCTTACAGGAGTTTCAGTTACTAACTCAGGTGGAGGAGAAGCAGCTGTTACAATAGTTACTGCAGCATTTAATAAAATGTACAGAAATGACTTTGTTGTAGCTATGGGTTTAAATGCTCTTACTCCAGGAGCTTCTTATTGGATTGTAGATGCAGGAGATGGTGAGCAAACAGGTATAGCAGATATGCCTGCAGGATATTATGGATTAACAGGAAATACTTTTTTAAACTATGCTCATACAGCAGGTATTATTGTAAGAGCTTCTAGTGGTAATACAATTGACCCTACAGGAATCTTTTTAGCTAGAGTGCCTAAAAGAACTGCACCTACAGTTAATTTATTTGAATTAGGTACAACTTATACAGCATATGTTTCTTATGTAGAAAATTATAATGAAGTATATTTATATACAGGTAATAGTACAGCTAATTCTTTAGAGCCTGCAGAAGATCCAGGTAACTGGGATTTTATTACAAAAGATAATAGTACTTATTATATTACAGATGTACAGAATTGTACTTACAATGTAACTACAAATACTGTAGTAGCACGTTGGGATAATAAAGGTAATTACTTACAAAATTTAAATACTACAGGAACTAATGAAATTATAAAGAAATGTTTTAGATGGGGTACTACAAATGTAGTAGGAAATAAAATTTATTTCTATGATGATAGTACAAAAAATGGTTCAGCAAGAGTACCTGTGTATGGTGATTTGCTTACTAATTATTCTGGAGTAGGTACTATGCTTTATAATGATATAGATACTAATTATAGTAAAGCTACTTTAGCATCTTATGTAAAACCAGGTACAAGATTTTTTCAAAACAAATTAAAGAATTCTACTTTAATAAGTAATAAAATTAGTAATGCAGTAATTTCTAATATAGATGATAGGTCTGTTGCTGCAATGATGATTAGTAATAATACTATTGAAACTTCAGTTATTAATAATATAAATTTTACTAGATTCTTTGATAATGTTATTACAGATAATACAGTAATAGGAGATATTTATTATGGGTCTGCTAGTAATATAGAGGTATTACCTGATGTAACATTAACTACTATTAAAAATGATTATATTCTTTATAATTTAGGTTCTAAAAGTTGGAGTGTTATAGGAAATTCTACTAGTACAGTAACTAATCCTGGCACTACTCCTACTATTACTTTAACAAATAGTCCTACTCCTGTTACAGCTTTAGACAATATAGGAGAGTATGTTTATTTTAGTAGCACAACTAATACTGAATTAAATACTAAATATAAACTGATTACAGGTAATGGAGGTAGTCCTACATTAAATGTATTTACTATTGCAGGTACTTTAACTAGTACTTACACAGGTGCAATGATTTGCACTTTTATACATCCTTCTATTAAAACTTCTTTTTATCAATTTGCAGGTAATAATATCTCTTCTTGTGTAATAAGAGGTTTAAATAAAAGTGCAGTTAGTGGGCCAAACTTAACATATTTTGTAAAAAATTCTATTTCTAATAGCTTCTTAGAAAATTATGTAAATCATACTAATCCAACAAATGGGCCATTTGATTCTTATTTTAATGACCCAGGTAATGAAGTTGGAGGAGATACTAATAATATTGGATTTGCTAAAAATGAAATATCTGATACAGCATTTAGAAGTAATAAAATGGTTCAATTTTATACTAACGAGATAAAAGGAACATACTTTTTAAATAATGGTAATTCAGGTGGATTTCAAGGATTATTTTATGCTAATAAACTTGTAGGTAATGGTAAAGTAATGACTTTATCAGGAAGATCTTTTATTAGAGGATTTAATGCTCCAGGTACTCCTAGTGTATATTTTACAAATAATAACTTCAATGCTACTAGTACATTTGTAAGTAATGTTGTTTTAGATAATAATAAAATAGATACACTTATATTAAATGCATATACTAGATTAGCAGGATGTAAACTTACAGGAACTCTTGATGCGACTATTTCTGAATTTTCTTCAGATGTTTATACTGGATTATTTAATGTAGAATTAGTAGCAGGTACAAGTAGTTCTGATTTAAATGATATTTCAGGATTAATCTTTGAAGGAAGACATGCTGGTTTAACTAATATGAAGTTAGATCAAGCATTGTATAAAGAAGTTACAGGACCTCAATCTACTGTAGGATTAACTTTTAGAGATTTAAAAGTGTATTATTCTGCAAAAGGGACTGATAGTCTTAATCCTGTATTATTTGGTGGTGGTAGAACTACATATATTAGAAATATAACTTATGCAGAACAAGCTTATGTAGCAGGTACTGATGCAGTAACTATAGGAACTATTACTTATAAAGGAGCTAGATATTGGCTAACTGTTACTACTCAAGCGCCTCATTTTTTAAATAGTACATATGTAGGTAGTTCAATAACTTTTCCTCTTTTAAATAGTGGATTAACATGGAGATATGTATATGATGCTTCTGGAGATCCTGTGCCTGTAAGTAATGGAAAATATTATACACCTACTACACCTTCAAATCAATTTGGATTTTCAGGTATTGTAAAAAGTATAACAAATGAATTTACATTTGTTGCAGAAATACAAATAGCAAGTACTAGTAGTAATTATTATTTATTACATTCTACAAACGCAGTAGTAGATGGAGCTGGTACAGCTGCACCTGGAGCAGGTATAACAGGAACTTACAGTGATTTATATGGAGATTCTTTAGTATTTCCTTATAGAGTAGCAGATTATAGAACTACATATAAGTCTGCATATTTAACTAGCCAAGATTCTACTTTAATAACTCCTTATTATTCAGACTTACTTACTAGAGTTTCTTTATTATTTAGTTCATATCCTCCTGCATCTAGTCCATCAGGAAATAGAAATTTCTACGCTTATTATAATTATGGTGCAGCTACTACTTTGTTATACAGTGGAACTGCATTAACTTTACCTAAGTTTGTAGAAAAGATGGGTGGTACAATAATGTTAGGTAGTCATACAGCTGCTACATATCAAATAAGCACTATTACTAATTTAACAGAAGGTATTCCTTATAGATTTGTAACTACTCCAGGGTGTGATGTTCAATTTAATTTAGTAGGTGCTGCATCTCCTTCTTTAAATAATATTATAAAAGATAGTGCAGCAGTAAGTTATACTATTAAAGCATATTATACAGCAACTACTTATGTATATGATGAGATAGTATTAATGAAACAAGATGGTATAATTAAAATAATTAGCAAAGTAATACATCAATAATATGTGTTGTAACGATAGTCCTTTAATATTAAGTAGCACAGGTGGTATTGTAGGTCCTCAAGGACCACAAGGACCTGCAGGTGCTACAGGTGCAACTGGGCCACAAGGTCCAGCGGGGGCTGCTGGAGCAGTAGGTCCTCAAGGTCCTGCAGGTACAAATGGAGTAGCAGGAGATAAGTTTAGTACTACCTCTAGCACTTCTTTACTTATAGGTACAGGAGCTAAAACTCTTACTATAGGTACAGGATTAGCATATGTTCCAGCACAACCTATTTTAATATCTTATGATGGTTCTAACTACATGTCAGGAACTGTTACAAGTTATGATTCATTAACAGGTATAGCAGTAGTAAATATAACAAGTACTACAGGTTCAGGTACATATACAGCTTGGAGTATGTCTTTAGCTGGTACTCAAGGCCCTCCTGGAGCAACTGGTGCGACTGGACCTACTGGGGCTACTGGAGCTACAGGAAGTACTGGTGCAACAGGAGCCACAGGAGCAACAGGTCCACAAGGTATTCAAGGAATACAAGGTATTCAAGGAGTACCTGGAGTAGCAGGAGTATCTTCTTATACTTATGGTGGTTATTGGAATTCTACTCAAACTAACTTTAGTTACGACCCTACATTAGTTGTAGGTGGAGCAGCTTATATGAAGTTATTAGTTAGTTCAGTTCAAATTACTCCTAGTACTTTAACTGCTGCTAATTTTACAGCACCTGCTCCTACTACTACTTATGTATCTAATTATATTCCATTAGGTACAGGAGGTGGAGGCGCAGTTACTATTCCTACTCCATCAGGTACATTCTTATCAGGAGGTGTAGATCCTACAGGTAGTGCTTCAGTAGGAGATATTTATCTAAATAAATCAACAGGTATCTTTTGGTATTATTCATCAGGAGGTGCTTGGGTTTCTGCAGTAGGTAGTACATTTACAACTAATTGGCAAGTATTTACTTTAAATACTGGTTGGGGTGGTAGTTTAACTTTAGGTTACAAACAAGTAGGTACGGAAGTAATATTTAGAGGATATTTTTATGAAAATGTAACTACTCCTATAAATTTTACTTCTCTTATAACTACTTTACCATCAGCATATAGACCAACTAGAACTCAAGCTATAACTGTTTTAAATTATACAACAGGTGAAACTGTTATAGCAGTAATTACTACAGCAGGGTTATTAGGTATAATAGGCGGCACTACTCCTATAAATATGACTGCTGTTAGTGAACAGATATATGTAGATAATACTAAATATAGTTTAATATAATGGCTAAAACACAAGAAGAGTTTTTAAATATTATACTACGAGCACAATGCTGCGTAGCAGACTTAGCCTATAAAGGTTTAAAAGAAGAAATGTTTCTTAAACCTGATAGAGGCAGTAACTATAAAAAAGTAAGATATATGCAAGCATTAATAGGTATTCTTAATAGATACTATGATGTAGTGTATAATTTATTAGATACTCCTTGTGTATCAGCTGATGAAATAGAATATATTATTCAAGAAACTTATGCTATTTGTGATGCATGTGGATGTTGCACAGACGCAAGTTCAATAACTCAAGATATAACAATCTCTTAATTATGGCATTTTATAATAATTTCTGGACTTTAAAAAGTTCAACTAGTTACACTACACATACTGTAGGACAGTTTGATGCAAACTGTCCTTCAGGTGGTGGAGTGTTTAAATGGGTTTCAGCTAATAATACATCTATTTCAGATATAGCTGGATTTAGAATTAAACCTTCTGCTATTACTACAGGGTATTGGGAAAGAGTTTATGATGGGCCTATTAATGTAGGTTGGTTTGGTACTCAAAATACTACAAGTGTTCCTTCTACTTTTGCGGCATTAGGTATATCTCAAGCTACATTAGACAGTAGATATGGAGCAGGGTTTGCTACAACTACTGATAATTATGATACTACAGCTATTAGATATGCTCTAAAAATGATGGGTACATTAGGTTATCAGAGTTTAATCTTTGAACCTAAAAACTATTGGCTTACTAGAACTTGTGAATTACCTGTTAATAATCCAACTATTACAAGTATTACAGGTAGAGGAATGTTTGTAATTGATGGTAATGGAGCAACTATTCAAAAATCAATAGATGCTCAATTTGACTTTTTCTTTAGAGGCCCATCTACTCAAACTGAAGCTGATGCTTTATACATTGATAATGCATTTACAATTAAGAATTTTAATGCTGTTAATAATGGTTCTACTATTTTAGGTTCAGGAAAAGCATTTTTAAATTTAGGTGCTACATATGGTAGTATCATTGAGAATATATTTGTTAAAAAGTTTGATGTAGGAATTAAGCTTGAATTTTGCATGAATGCCCAAGTCAATAATATATTTGCAAATAGTTCTTATAGTTATTCTGTATTAGTAAAGAATGGTTCATGGCCAGGTGCTGATACTTCTCATGGCCAAAGTAATGGTACAGTAGTAAGTAATGTTCGTGTCTTTGATACAGAAGATCAGATTGCAGGTATTGCTGTTATAGATGCAGATACTTGTGTAGTTAAAAATTGTATTATTGAAGGTCGTATAGGAGCTAATCCTGGAACACCTCAATATGGTATATTATGGGATAGTATTGGAGCTACAGTTACTCCTAACTTTAGAGTCCAAGATTGTCACATTGAAACACCATGCACTAAAGGAGCTATATGGTTAAGACCTAGAGGCGCAGGACGTTATATTGTAGATAATATTTATTTACAAAATGGTCAAACTTTAGTTGGTGTAGAAGAGGGATTACCTTCTACTGGAGGTAATTATGCTGATATTTATATTGCAAATATTCCTTATAAACCTTCAGGAATGAAGTTCTTTAATAATAGTACAGGTGGATTTCAACCTACTTGGGACTTTTATAGTTGTAGATTAGGTGGTGGTATTAATTCTACTGCTACTTTATTAGCTGCTACAAGTTTGTGGGATACTACTACATCAGGTGGTACTATTCCTACTTCAAGTTTTGTTAGAGTAGTAAGTAATATAATTACGTCTTAAAATTTTATTAACCAATGAATCATTTTAATTTAGATATGACTAGTGTACAAGGAACAAGTTTAACAATTTGTTTTGTAATATTAGGTAAGATTGTAAGTTTCTTACCTGCAATGAGTGATGTAGTATTATTCTTACAAGCTCTTTCTTATTTACTTGCAGTTATTGTAGGATTGGATACTATGATAGGTAGTCCTCTTAGAACTAAAATGACTGCTTGGTATAAGAAGAACTTTTTAAAAAATAAAAAGTAATCATGAAAATAAGTCAAAAAGGTTTAGACTTAATTAAAAAGTTTGAAGGTTTTTCTGCAAAACCTTATTTATGTCCTGCGGGAGTTCCTACTATTGGGTATGGAGCTACATATTATACAAATGGTACTAAGGTTACTATGAATGATGAGCCTATTTCAGAAGAATGGGCAGAGCAACTTTTAAGTAACATGGTCCATACTTACGAAAAATCTGTAACAAGTTTAGTTATTCCACATATAACTCAGAATCAATTTGATGCATTAACAAGCTTTGCTTATAATGTAGGAGTAACAAACTTTAGAAAATCTACATTACTACGTCTAATAAATAAAGATGCTAATAATCCTGAAATAGCTAACCAATTTATGAAGTGGGTTAGAGGTGGAGGAAAAGTTATTAATGGTTTAATTAAGAGACGACAAATTGAGTCCCAATTATATTTCACACCATGAATAATTTCTTAGTATGGTTAATACGCTCCTTTGAAAGAAAAGGAAAGGTGTCCGCAAGAAAGCTTACTGTGTTTGTTGCATTCATATTATTTAATATAGGATTTATAGTACATTTAGTTAGTGGAGTAGCTATTCAAAAAGAGTATGTTATTATCTATGCTACAATCGTACTATTAGGCTTAGGTTTCTTAACAGCAGAAAACATAGTAGAGTTGTTTAAAAGTAGATTTGGAATGGGTGGGTTTAGTAGTATTTATTCCTCTACTTATCTAGATACAAATAGAGTAGATAATCCAGACGAAGAGGTTATGTAAAACCTTAACGCATGTCTGAAGACATAAATAGTAAAATTAGAGCTTACTTAGAAAAGAATCCTGAAAGTACAATCCGAGATATAGTAGATACATTTAATGTTAATTATAATGTAGCAGCTGGAGTAAGACAGAGATTTGTAAAAGCTCGAATAATAAAAGAGTATAGAACTCAACAAGAAGTAAATACTCCTGAAGGCTACAAAGGTAGTTTAGTAAGGGGCAAAATGTGGCAAGTATATGATGGCTCTTGGAGAGAGTCATTACAGTTTGATGTAAATTTTGAAGAACAATGGGGAGAATTTAAAAAGAAATTTTTAGATGAACTATCATTGTTAGGAAGTTTACAAACAGTAAATAGAAAACCAATTGAGTCAGGTGATGTTTGTCTAGAAATAAGCTTACCTGATTTGCATTTTGGTAAAGGTGATATAGAAGAACTTTCAACAAGGTTCTTGGAATGTGTATATAATCTCTTAGAAAAAGCTGAGAGATTTGGTGTAGAAAGAATACTACTTCCTGTTGGGAATGATGGTATGAATTCTGAAGGTAAAAGAAAGACTACTACAGGTGGTACTCCTCAAGAAGACTCTGTAGATTGGCAAACTTCATTTAGACATTATTGGGCTACAATGACTGCCTTAATACAAGTACTTTCTAAAACTTATAAAGTAGATGTTATTGTGGTTCCAGGTAATCATGATATGGAGAGAATGTTTTATGCAGGTGAAGTGCTAGCTGCATATTTCAAAGGCAATAAGAATGTGTCTGTAAATAACTCAGGTGAATACAGAAAATATTTTGAATATGGTGTAAATATGCTTATGTTTACACATGGAGATAAAGAGAAAACTGCTAATCTTCCGTTAATTATGGCTACTGAACAACCAGAGATGTTTGCTCGTACTAAATATAGAGAAGCTCATTTAGGACATTTTCATAAGGAAATGCTGAATGAGTTTTGTGGTATAAAAACTAGATTCCTTCCTAGCATTTGTATCACTGATGACTGGCATAAAATGATGGGTTACTCCCACATGAAAGCTGCTCAGGCATATCTTTGGAATAAAGAAAAAGGATTAGAAGGATATTTTCAAGTTAATATATTCGACTAATATGAAAAAGGTAAAGCCAAAATCTAATCATTGGGTTGAGGATATACCAGAAGAAGATGACTTAGAAATAGAAAAAACTCTACCTGAGTTACCTCAACTAAAGAAAAAAAGTAACAATAAAAAAGTAAATCATGGCAACCCAAAGGGAACTAATATACACGGTAAAGTCAATAATAAGAGCAGGATTAATTACTGATGATGATAAAATCTCAGATAGACAAGTAGCTTTTCTTCTTGACGCAGCACGTGCTTCTTTATTAAGACAACAAATTAATAAAGGTCAATCTTTATCTGACAATAATGTGCAGACTATTAAATGTTTAGGATTAGAATCTGTAGATACAGGTTTTGACCCTAACTTTCAAATGGATTGTAGAGTTTATAAAACTATACAACAGTTGCCTAAACCTATTGAAGGAAAGAATAAAGATTTAATTACAGCCATAACTCCTACAGCTTTTGGTGGATTTGGCTATGAATTTATTCCTTATTCAAGAGTACCGTACGCTACATATACTAGATTTAAAAGACCATTTGCTACTTTGTTTAATAGTTACATATATTTAATTGATGCTCCATATACTGAAAGTATTTCAGTAAGTGGTATCTTTGAACAACCAAATGATTTAGCTAATCATGATGATTGTGAAGGTAATACATGTTATGATTGGGATAGTAATTATCCCATGTCTTCACATCTTATAGATCCTGCTATTAAAATGGTTGTAGAAGAATTAAGCTTGACATTAAAAGTTCCTGTAGATAAAACTAATAGTGGTAATCAAGCTTTAGAACAACAAACTAAAACTCAAGAAGGAGGAGCATAATGAGTAAACTTTCAAAGAGAGGTGTAGGTAAATATAAGGTTGATAAGAATCTAAAATCAGCCTACACTTCTTATTTAAAAAAGTTTGACTTTGAATCACATGGTAGTAAGTTTAGTACATCTAATCCTAAAGACTTATCATTAAGTTGGGAAGAGTATAAAAATGTTACTACTAAATGTTTAGAAGAAATAATGCATCAGATTATTCATGAATCTAAAACTTTCTCAGTTCCTTATAACTTAGGTGAAATGAGAATACAAAAGAAGCAAATGAATATAGGTCTTTTACATGAAAGTAAAAATCTAAAAACTGATTGGGGTTATTTTCAAAAGACAGGTAAAATTATAAAGCATCTTAATGAAGATAGAGATAACTGTAGATACAGATTTTATTGGTTATGTAAAAAAGGACCAAGTGGTAAATCTTACTACAAATTTGAACCTCTTCGTGAAAGGAAAAGAGAGCTTGCTAAGCTCATTAAAACAACTAATATAGATTATTTCTCATAATGTTAATAGCTAATTACACATCTTCTAAGGAAGTTATAAATAATTTTTTTAGAAATACTGCATACAATGATTTATTCAACTTAGCTGATGGGGCTTATTGGATATACGAGTGTATGGAATTAATAGGAGCACCACTACAATACATACCTAAGATTATAGGTTATCAAGGTGATGAGTCTTATGATTTACAAGATTATAGAATTGAATTACCAGCTGATTTTCATAAGTTAATTTCTATAGCAGTAAATGGAGTAATTGCATTACCTTCTCAAAATACATTCCATCATTTATTAGATGGGTCATGTTGTGGTGTAGACTCTTCTGCTATGCCTATGGAGAATTTCTATGATAACTTTGGTAATATGTTTTCCCCTCAAGCATTACCATTAAATACTAGAATAACTGCTAAT